TTCTCCTTTACAAATCAGTAAAACTCTGTCATACTTATGTCAGTGTAACAAATAGTTATGCGCATGTCAAGATTTATTCAGCTGAATCTTACAGATCTTACATTCAAAGGAATCCTAATGGCTATCTATAAAAACCGACTCGTCCACGTCGTCGGACCCAACAACCAAGCTAACTCTCCCGAGACCATCAACGTCAAGTACAAAGACGGCACCCACGAGAACGTAAAGCTCTCTGATGTCTCGTTCACTGATGACGAACAGAAGTCCCTGCAGAAGTCTTATCCTTCTAAGTACGACTCTGTCAACAAAGCTACTCAAGAAGACGTCGATGCTGTCAATACCGGCATTGCTCCCCCGAGTGATCCTTCCCTGAAACAGCAGGTCAAGGATTCTTCTTTTCATGACAAGCAGGTCAAAGCTGCTGCGGATCAGAAGAAGAAACTAGAAGACGAAGCTTCCAAGGAAGATAAGAAAACCGTGACCCCTCCGGCTCAGAGCCCTGTGGTTACCGTTCCTTCTTCGACTTCAACTCCTGTAACTTCTACCCCAGCTAGCACGACTGTTAGCCCCGGTAGTGTCAACACCCCGAACACGAGCGTCTGATGTCTCAAGTCTTCCATTTCGTTAAACTCGCTGTCGCAGTCATCGCTGGCGTTGCCGCCGCTGTCTGTCTCTTCGTTCAACCAGCTCTGGTCATCCCGCTCGGCGTTGTGTCCATCGCATTCTCCGTAATGCCTGAGTAAACGCAGTGTTCTCTTCGTTTCGAATTGAACGTCTCCTCAACGAATTAACCCACAAGGTAAATAAAATCATGTCCGATCTCACTGATCTCCAAGCTTCCCTCGATGCCATCTCGGCTGAAATGTCTGTAGTCTCCACTGGCGTCACCAGCATCGAAACTACTCTGACTAATCTTCAGAACTCCACAACCAGCAACCTCAGCCAAGCTGACGCTGCTGCTCTTGCTGCATCGATTGCCGATGCCAACACGATCAAGTCCTCGCTGGATGCGATCAACGCGACCCTCCCGGCCGCGCAGACTTCGGCAGCTAAAGCTTCCTAACTGTGTTTGAGAATCCTAGTGTTGCGGTGACCGTTGTAGGTCTGTTGATTTCAATCTTCGGAGCTGTATGGTCACTGGCATGGTGGTTGTCTGGTCATTTCACTAATATACGCAAAGACTTCTATGCACTCGGCAAAGAGATTCTCGATAAACTTGAATACCATGAACGACACGACGACACCCGGTTTTCCCAGATCAGAGATGACATCTGGGATATCCGTGTGCGTAACGCTGCATTCGACGGGACGATTAAACCTACCAAGAAAGAATCCCAGTGACGTATAACGCCAATGGCCAGTTAATGTTGACTTCTGTTTCAGGATCATCCTTGACAGGATTGTACGCCGCTGACGGTAGTTATAATATAGTTATCAACAACGGTAGTGCCTATACGGGACTGTATCATCCTTGCGGTGCGTATAATGCTGTAGTTGGAGTAGGTACTGGATATTATGCTCCTAACGGTAGTGTGAATATCGTTCAAAATCTAGACGGGAGTTATTCGCCTATTTATCCAGTAGGAATAGTCTCTTCTATAATTCCTCCATCAAACTATGTTTACCTAGTAGATGACGATGGCACTAATCTCGTAGACAATGATAACACGTATTTGGTAGATTTAATTTTATGACAAGACCTCTTTCTCAAGCTCTAGCTCTTAGACCTTACCGTAATCCTAATTATTGGACTTACATCGGGACTTCCAGAATCATCGCTCAATACAACGATGCGACGACTCAATTTGATCTTTCTAATACAGGTTGGATGAATTGGAGTAATGGAGCTCTCCGGGCTCAAGGTAAAGAAATCATCAATGCTTTTAACTATGGAGTTCCCGGCTATAGAACCGATCAGTTTTCTCCATATGTCACTCCGTGTATTGCTACTGGGGCTGGTAGTGTCCTTATGGACGGGTCTATCAACGATATAGCACAACTCTACCCTACCGCAGGGACTTGTGCAACTACTGCCGTAGCTAATCTTAAGACATACATAAAAGCATTTAATGACGCCGGATTACGCGTCTTCTATGTCTGGGAACGTGGAGCAACTAATTATAGTGCACAACAGATAGGCATCCTAGCGGATTTCAATCGTCTTATGGCTGACTACATCAATTATGGAGATGACTTTCGAGGACCTCCATTTGTCATCGTATTAGATCAGACGCCTTACGCAGTCACGACTTCCAGTAACGGCACTATTGCTCTGAAGAATTCAGGCGATGGCACTCACGACAATATCACCGGCTCTCAAGTCATTGGTAAAGCAATGGCTCCTATTATTTCACCGTATTTAAATACAATGCCAGGGCACAGGATGACATCACTCAATCAGAGTGTCTCGTCTTCTACGAATTCTTTGTATAACATGATGATTAGTCCTGGTTTCTCAGGAACCTCAGGTGCTGCCGGGGGTACAGGCAATACTGGCAATGTCCCGGCTCCATGGGTTGCAGCCCAGAGTGGTCTAGCTACAGCAGTCTACTCCATCGTTGCAGGCTCAGCAGACGCTAATGGAAATAGCTGGGGTAACGATGTATCTATCGTTGTTACAGCTACAGGTGCAGGTACTGTGTCTTTTCTAATCCCACTGACTATTACTAATGTCCTTCCAGGTGATTTCATTCGAGGCGGCATGGAATACGACGTTGCATCAGGAGCTACAGGTCTTAACGGAGCCCAAGTTTACTTACAACCATTTAATACGCAAGGCACTCAAGCTACCTTTGATATGTCTCCTAATACGCAGACAATTGGCGGAAATGATGGCGGTGGATACACAAGTTATGTAGCAGAACCTCCTCGTCTTCAACTTCCTTCGAATCAGACTGGGTTGACAGCTATTCGTCTCCGATTAGACATCGTGATGCGTGGGACTGGTTCTTGCACAGTTACTTGTCGTAAAGCATGGGCTGAACGCGCAACAGCATAATGCCCCGCACAAAGCTTTCAGACTTACAACTTCGGCGTAAAGACCGTAGAGAAGAAGCTGAATCAGATTTAGTTTCATTCATCGAGTTAGTTCATCCTAAGCGTATGCTTGGGAATGTCCACAGAGAAGTAATTTGCTGGTGGACGGCTAGTAATGCCAAATCGCACCAACTTCTTCTTCTGCCTCGCGATCACATGAAGTCAGCTCTCATCGCCTATCGTTGTGCTTGGGAACTAACTAAAGATCCTGCTATTCGTATCTTGTATATTTCTTCTACAAGCAACCTTGCTACTAAGCAGTTGAAGTTTATCAAAGACATCATTACTTGCGATGCCTATCGAATGTATTGGCCAGACATGGTCGAACAAGAAGAAGCCAAGCGAGAGAAGTGGACTGAAAGGGAGATTTCAGTTGACCATCCTAAGAGGAAAGAGGAATCAATCCGCGATCCGAGTATATTCACAGCTGGTCTTACTAGCAATATCGTTGGTATGCATTGTGATATTGCTGTTCTGGATGATGTCGTCGTAACAAGCAACGCTTACCAAGAAGAAGGCCGCGAGAAGGTACGCGACCAATACTCACTGTTATCTTCAATTGAAACTGTCAACGCCAAAGAATGGGTAGTCGGCACTAGGTATCACCCTAAAGATCTGTACTCCTCATTGGCGGAGATGATTGTGGATCATTATGATGATATAGGAAACAGGATATCAGGTGAAGAATTATTCGATATTAAAGAACATGCTGTTGAGACCGCTGGAGATGGCACAGGAGAATTTCTCTGGCCCCGCACTCAGAGGTCAGACGGTAAGTGGTTTGGATTCAATACAGAGGAACTCGCGAAGAAGCGAAGCCAGTATCTCAACAAGGTCCACTTCAGAGCCCAGTACTATAACGATCCTCATGATGTCGACTCCAGTCCCATCCAGCGAGATCTGTTCCAGTACTACGATCAGAATTACCTCGCCCGAAAGGACTACCATTGGAGTTACAAGCGAGAGCGGCTTAACGTCGTGGCTGCCGTGGACTTCGCTTATAGCACTGGCCGAAGGTCTGACGCAACGTCAAT